AGCTATAGAACAAAAATATAATATAGATTTTGTAGGTAGTTTTTTTACTAGCGATGCTTTTAGTAATTTATATATGTGGTTACACCGTAACAAAGGAGGGTTGACTACAGAAGGAACTCAAAATAAAATTGTTGGTGATTTAGATTATTCTTCTGGTACAGCAGGAACTACAGTTAATAGCTTTGATGTAAGTTTAACAAATTGGACATTTAATGTTGCTGGTCAAAATAGAGAAACATTTGATTTTAGTTTGGCAATAAATGTAAAAACTGGTTACACAGATGTAAAATATAGCATTAAAGCTTACGACTCTGTTTCTGGAGTTGTAGTTGCAGAAATAAAAGACGTAAAAGACGATCAAACATTAAGTTGGGGTGTAGAAATAGAAGAAGATATTGATCCTACCTACTATAATATTAATTGGACAGTTACAGCAGAATCAACATTATTTTTTACACCTACACTTACTTTAGATTATCATGAAGAAGGTGATAATGGTGATCCAGACACAAATTTACAAGCGACATATATAACTATTCCTGCGGAAATAAATACATTAAGTCAAGTAATAATTAAAGATCATTTACCTAAACTAAAAACTATTGATTTTCTCACTGGTATATTTAAAATGTTTAATCTTACAGCATATTATGAAGATAATTATGCTAGTGCTAATTTTGGTAAAATAATTGTTGAGACATTAGATGACTTTTATACAGATGCTCAAAACAATATATCTGGTGGAAGTTACGATATAAGTAAATATGTTGATGTAGAAAAAAGTGTTGTTGAAGCACCAGTAATATATAAAACAATAGATTTTAAATATAAAGAACCTAAAACCTTATTAGCAAAAGAACATAAAGAAGAATTTAATGATATTTTTGGTGATGAAAAATTTACTTTATCAGGTTTAGATTCTGGTAAAACATACAAAGTAGAATTGCCTTTTGAACACATGAAATACGAAAGGTTGTTTGATGATGACAACGGTAATATTACAGAAATACTATGGGGATATGCAGCAGATGGTAAGTTTGATAGTGAAATAGATGTTTATCCAGCCGTAGGTAATTACGATGCTGTATTAACCGCTCCACTATTATTTTATGGCATTAGAGAAACTATGGTAGGTACAACTCAATATATAAATTGGATAGATGTAGATAACATACCAAACAATCCTCCTAATAACATTACTAGATATTGGCGACCTAGTAATACAAATACTTCTGGTGAAAGCAAAATTTTATATAACTATAATAATAATTACAGTTCAAACCTAGATATATATCCAGAATACACATTAAACTTTGACAACGAAGTTGACGAGTGGACATTAACCGATTATAACGGAAACACAAACTCTTTGTTTAGAAATTTCTATGGCAATTATATTAGAGATTTATTTGATAAAAGAAAAAGAATATTAAAAATAGATTCACACCTATCACAAGAAATTTTGATTAATCATAAATTAAATGATAAATTAATTATAAATAACGAACAGTACATTATAAATAAAATAGACACAAACTTTATGAGTGAAAAAAGTAAGTTTGAGCTATTAAACGTATTACCTCCAACATATTATGAGATACAATTATATTATGGTTTTGGAACTAATCTTTGTAATACTGGAACTTTAGTAACTGTATATTCAGACGTTCCGTCAATAACATTTGGATCAGAAACTACAGGTAAAATATATTCTAATAAATCGTTGACTGTATTTGCACCTAACGGTAAATATGGTAATTCAAACAATTATGACAACTGGTATGCAGATGGTATGACCATGACAACTCCTTCTTATAGAAAACAAGGGTTTTGGCAATCTGAATTTGATGTGACCGTTTCATATCCTTTAACTTGTAGTGGAGGAGGATAAAATAAAATATTATGATAAAAAATATACTTGACTTATTGAATGCAGATCACTGGTACGGTGTAAGCGAAAATGTAGAAATTGCAAAAGGTAAATATGCAGGGGTAAAAGATTTTAAACAAATGAAAGAACAACTAAAAAGATTAAGACATGGCAAGTAAAAAAATACTTATACAAATACAAGTAGGTGCTAAAGATGCTAATATTGCCGTAGCTAATGTAGAAAAAGCTATGCAAGGTTTGAGTGATGCTCAAATCAAAGTTAATAAAAACACAAAAAATAACACAGCATCAGCAGGTTTACATAACGCTATACTAATGGAATCAGGTCGTTTAGCATCTGACCTTAATTATGGTTTTACTGCTATTGCTAACAACTTAGGTCAATTATTTAGTTTATTTCAAGCTAGTGCAAATAGTGCTGAAGGATTAGGTGCTGCGTTTAAAAAATTATTATCTGTACAAGCTTTATTTTTAATAGGAGGACAAATATTAATACAAAACTTAGATAAAGTTACAGCTTTCTTTAAAGATGTAGTTTTTGGAGTAGAAGATTTTGACAAAATATTCAATAAAGCATCTGATACAGTAAAAGAAGTCAATGGTAATTTTGAATTATATATAGCAACTTTAGAGGATGTTACAAAAAGTGAAGAAGAAAAAAAAATAGCTATAGAAGAATTAAATGATGAATATCCTGATTATATAGATAGTTTGCAAAAAGCAAATGTTACATTAGAAGATGTTAAAAACAAAACAAAAGCTGCAAGTATTCAAAACGATTTATATAGAGATTCTATAATGGAACTTGCAATAGCCAGAGCAGCAGAAAATGAAATAGAAAAAATATCATCAGAAATATTACAAGCTGAAATAGATTTAAAGAATGACCAGCTTGAACTAGGATTTAAAACTGAAAGTCAAGTAAAAGAAAGAATAAAACTATTAGATGAGCTTATAGCTGCTGAAAAATTAGAGAAAAAACAAGTAAGTGATGCTACTGATGCTTATGGTGGATTGGGTGCTGCTGGAGCAAACTTAACTAAATCAATGACAAGCACTTTGGCTGGGTATGAAGCAGAAAAAGCTGCTTTAGAAGGAACAGCTAAAGCTTATGGTGGATTAAGTGAAAGTATAACTGAAAGAATTGATAGATTAAAAGAAGAAAGGGAAAGATATTTGGAGTTTGTAAATTTAAGAAAAACACAAGTAAAAGAAGATGTTGCTGTTGAAGATGAATATACTAAAACTAAAATAGGAAATGTAGATAAAGAAATAGCTGCAATTAAAGCTTTAGGTAATATTAGAAGTAAGTTCTTTAAGAAAAACCAACAACAAGACGTTAAAGATAAAGAAACTGCTTTAGAAAAATCTGAATTACAAAGAATACAAGCATTAGCTGAAGTAGATTCTATAGAAGGTAATGAAATAGCTAAAAGACAAGCAAGGTTAGAAATAAATGCTTTTTATGATAAAAAAGATATAGAAGCGGCTAAAGAAACACAAGAAGCAAAAGAAGAAATTGATAAGCTTGAAGCAGAATCTAAACTTGAAGCATTAGATAACATTGGTAAAGGATTAATGTCAGCAGCAAAAATAGCTGGTGAATCTACTGGTGCAGGAAAGGCATTAGCGGTTGCAGGAACTTTATTTTCAACTTATTCAGCAGCACAAAAAGCTTATGAAAGTCAATTAGTACCTCTTGATCCAACCTCACAAGGTAGAGCAATTATAGCAGCAGCAGCTGCCACACTTGCTGGGTTGGCAAATGTAAAAGCAATTTTGTCTGTAAAAGCAAAGGGAATGAAAGAAACTTCTGTAACAGGAGGTACAGCAGGACCAGTATCAATACAAGCACCAGATTTTAATGTAGTTGGACAAGGAAGTGCTAATCAGCTAGGTCAAGTTATAAGTGGACAATTTGGTCAACCTCTTAGAGCTTATGTAGTAAGCGGAGATATAAGTACAGCTCAAGAATTAGATAGAAGTATAACAACAGGAGCAACAATAGGTTAATTATTAAAATAAATTCAATATGAAAATAGTAGAGTTAATTATAGACGAAGAACAAGAATTATCTGGAATAGAAGCTATATCTATAGTAGATGAACCAGCAATAGAAGAAAATTTTATTGCATTATCTAAACAGCATGAAGTAAAACTTGCTGAGGTAGATAAAGAGAAAAAGATATTAATGGGAGCTGCACTTGTGCCTAATAAAAACATATACAGAAGAAGCGGTGAAGAGGAGTATTATATATTCTTTAGTGAAGATACAGTTAGGCAAGCATCTCAATTATTCTTAATGAGAGGTAATCAAAATAAATCTACACTAGAACATCAAGCTGAATTGTATGGATTATCTGTAGTTGAATCTTGGATCATAGAAGATGAAGTACATGATAAGTCAAGAAAGTACGGTATGGATTTACCAGTAGGAACATGGATGGTTTCTATGAAAGTAAATAATGATGATGTTTGGAACGACTATGTAAAAACAGGTAAAGTAAAAGGATTCTCTATAGAAGGTTATTTTACAGATAAAATAGCTATGAGTAAAATAAATGAGATTAACAATGAGGAAGAAGCTAGAGAGATACTATTAGAGATTGCTAATTCAATACTAGATAACAAATATGAGTTTGCTACATATAGTGATTATGGAAGTGGTGTAAGAAATAATGCTAAAAGAGGAATTGAGCTTAATAAAAAGGTTAACAATAAATGTGCAACTAGCGTTGGAAAAATAAGAGCTCAGCAGTTGTCAAGAGGTGAAAAATTGAGTGTGTCAACAATTAAAAGAATGTATTCATATTTAAGTCGAGCAGAAACATATTATGATGCTGGAGACAGTAAAGCTTGTGGAACTATATCATATTTACTATGGGGTGGTAAAGCAGGTTTAGGTTGGTCAAGAAGCAAATTAAGAGAACTTGGAGAACTAGATTTAAATGATGATGATCCATGTCAAGCAGGATATGAGCAAGTAGGAATGAAAGATAAAGATGGTAGAAAAGTGCCTAATTGTGTACCTAAACAGTAAGTTATGAAAAAAACAAATGAAACAGTAGGAAACGCTGTACCTACAAGTAAAAAGAGAGGTTGTCTTTGTAAGAATGGCACATATTCAAGAAAGTGTTGTGACGGTACTTATAGATCACAAGGAGTTGGTAAAGTATAAAAATCTAACAACCTTTTTACATACAGTTATTTAAGTAATAAATTAATTTAATAATCGAAATTTATGGAAAACACTAAAGCTACCTCGATTTTGAACGACATCATGGAAAAACTATCCTTAGTTAAAAAAGATGAAGTAAAAGAAGTCGAAGTTAAAGACGAAGTAAATCTTTCGGAACAAGTTAAAGAAGAAGAAACATTATCTCAAGAATTAACTGAACTTGCCTGTCAAGAACAAGTTAAAGAGGAATCATCTACTGAAGAAGTTGTTGCTGAAGAATTACAAGAGGAAGTTCCTGTTATAGAGGAAGTTTCTGAAGAAATTGAGATGGATGAAACTAAATACGTTGGAAGAGACGAGTTTGATTCTAAAATCTCTGAACTAAAAAACATGATTGAAGAAATGAAATTAGGTTACGGTGAAGAAAAACTATCTATGGAAAAAGAAATAGAAAAGTTATCTGCTGAACCTGCTTCTGAACCAATCGCACACAACCCTGAAGGGGAAGTGAAACAAAGCTTTAAATCTTTTGGTCAAAACAGAGTTATGAACACTAGAGATAGAGTAATGAACAGAATTGCTAATTTAAAATAAACTAAAACTAAAAATTAATTAAAAATGGCTACTACTACATCAATTACAAGTACTTATGCTGGCGAATTTGCTGGGAAGTACATTTCTGCTGCTTTATTATCAGGTGTTACACTTGATAGAGGTGGTATTGAAATCAAACCGAATGTAAAGTTTAAAGAAGTAATCAAAAAACTAGCTACAAGCAGCGATTTAATTGCTGATGGTACTTGTGATTTTTCTGCTACTTCAACTATTACATTAACTGAGAGAATTCTTCAACCAGAAGAGTTCCAAGTAAACTTACAACTTTGCAAGCAAGATTTTAGATCAGATTGGGAAGCTGTACAAATGGGATATTCTGCATTTGACAATTTACCTCCTAAATTCAGTGACTACTTAATAGGTCATGTATCTGGATTAGTTGCAGAAAAAACAGAAAATAATATCTGGCAAGGTAACTTAGGTGGTGCTCAAGCTGGTGAATTTAACGGTATTGCAACTTTAGCTGCTGCTGATGCTGACGTTATTGACGTTGCTGGTGCAACTGTAACATCTTCAAACGTAATTGCAGAATTAGGAAAAATAGTTGACGCTGTTCCTTCTGCTTTATACGGAAAAGAAGATTTATTCATCTATGTATCTCAAAACATTGCTAGAGCTTACATTAGAGCTTTAGGTGGATTTGGAATACTTAAAAATGCTGCTGGAACAGAAAATGTATCTGATATAGGAGCAAATGGTGTAAATGGTCAAGGAACTATGTGGTGGCAAAATGGAGCATTATCTTTTGATGGTGTGAATCTATTTGTTGCAAACGGTTTACCTGACAACTACGCTGTAGCTGCTCAAAAATCTAACTTATTCTTTGGAACTGGATTATTATCTGACCACAATGAAGTAAAGGTTATTGACATGGCTGACCTTGATGGTTCTCAAAACGTAAGAGTTGTTATGAGATTTACATCTGGAGTACAATATGGATTAGGAACAGAGATAGTTCTTTATTCTTCATAAATTAAATTAACCAAAAATCAAGGGTAGGTAGGCAAATATCTGCTTACCCTTTTTTTATAAAAAATAATAAACTATGGCTTGTGGAATAAACTTAGGTAGAAAAGAACCTTGTAAAGATGTTGTTGGCGGCTTGAGAAATGTTTACTTTATAAATTATGATGATTCTAACAAAAGCATTACTTTTGATTCAACAGATGATACATTAGTTGAAACTTTAGGTACAGATGCGACAAATGAAGTAGAAGGACATAAATATGAACTAAAAGGAAACTCCTCATTCGAACAAAACATTACGTCTTCAAGAGAAAACGGTACAACGTTCTTTGAACAAACATTAAATTTAACACTACATAAATTGACTAAAGAAGACAATAAAGAATTAAAATTATTAGCTTATGGTCGACCTCTAGTGGTTGTGGAAGATTATAATAAAAATTTATTTGTAATGGGAGTTGAGCATGGTGCTGATGTTTCTGGTGGAACAATAGTAACTGGTGCTGCAATGGGTGATTTAAGTGGTTACACACTTACTTTAACTGGCATGGAAAAAGCTCCAGCTAACTTTATAGAGAAAGCTAGTGAAACCGAAACAGTACAAACTACATTAGATAATGCTTTTGTAAATGTAATTGTTGGTACTAATTCATAATAACTAAATTTAATTAGGTTAAATTAAGGGATGCTTCGGTATCCCTTTTTTTGTGAAAACAAATTAAACTTTTGTTGTTACTTATAATATGGTAATACTAACAACATCAACAAGTAGTCAAAGCTTTAAGGTTATACCTAGAAGTGCAGAGAGTTCTGTTACTTTTGAGCTTACTGACAAATCTACAAGAAAAACTACTGCTATTACAGTATCTGTTACTAATTCTAATGGTTATATGACCGTTACAGGAGCATTTGT